CTAGTATTCACGCCACACCCCCCAGGGCCTGAACCCGAGTCGGCTGGCGGCGGCCGCTCGGGATATCCCCTAGGCTTCTACATTACTCTTCCTTCTCTTTTTGGTGCCTTCAACTGCTCTCACGCGGCCCACCAATGTAATTGATGGGGGCTACCCGCGGCTCGCCCTGCCTCACAGACTCGGCCTGGAGGATACCGCCGTCGCATCTACAAATGCATTTTTAAACGGTTAAAGTCTGCTTTGGAACAGAACAGTTGTCAGCTTATATGTTTTTGTATAGATAGTGTGTGTAAGTAGTGTGTACTGGCCCTCCGCCTGGGGCGGAGGAGTCTTTCATCGGTTGATTTGGGTAGCTTTTATCTCCAGCATTTTTAAACCGAACCTTCCCAGTCACACCCCAAACGTCCTCAGCGAGTTATTTCCCGCCATTTCCCTTCTTCTTAGCCTTTTTCTTGCCACCCATTGTCTTGGCTATATCTTCTCCTGCCTGTATACCTGCTGAAACAGCAGAGGCCATGGGCGCCGTCATTGGGATCATTTGTCCAACGTGTACTGCCTGCTTCAAGGCGGACAAAGCTTTACGGAAGTAATCTCCCGCGGCATTGTCGCGCACAGGGTATCCAGAGTGTAACTCTGACATAATCTCTGAATAGCATTGCAACACTCTGCCGTCGTACGGACTCGAGGGGTGTGCCAATGGTACCAGGTCGTTACCTGGATTTGGAAACACCTCAACGAATGCTCGCATTGTGACGGTTAGTGTTGTTTGCGATGAGAGACCAGTAAAGTATGCCCCGGATCCCATGAAGGGCAATATCATGGACGGTGAAACCTGCAAATCCGACGGAGCGTTATGTTCGGGCCAGATAAATCCTGTCCCGTTGAAGTCGAACATAGCTGTTGTGTTGTCAATGTTTTTCGGAGTCCAATAGATTGGTGCTGCGCCCTCGCTGCTCACGATGCAATGTGTTCTGCGTGGGACGAGTTTTTGTGGCTCGTTTATTGTATCCATCACGCAAGGTACAAGGCACCCTTCTGCAGCTTCCCAAGTTATACCATTCTGTAACTTGGCTTCCGATTCGGTGGTTGGTGGCCCGTGAATGCCGTTAGACGCGAGATCGTTAGATACCCTAGCGGTGCTATTATAGGTGCCATAAAGTCTTAAAGATTCGATATCCTTATTGGTATCGTACCTGTAAGTAGTTACGGCTCCTGACTTATGGAGCGATTCCGTAGTATTGTGTACCTCGAACGCGCAGCCGATTAAGCGCGACATAGATGACCCGTCTACATCAATGAGCGACCCGTAATCAATGCTTTGGTGCACTTCGTCGCCGCCAGACCTAAAAGTAGGCGTACCGTTAGGAACGGTGCACACTTTAATTATGCCTGGCTGCATCTTATTAGTGCTCACATCAGACCGTGGTGTCTTTTCAAGCATCAACGTTACGCCGCTGTTGGTGAAGACATCATGTGCCTCCCACTCAGTGGTGTGAAGTGTTGGTAAGAACGCTACATGGGCGTCGAACTTTCCGTCGTGCCCCTCCGGCCGTGATATTGTAATGTTCTTCGTAACATTGTATACCACGCTTCTTCCGGGCGTTTGATCCGGAAAGCCAACAAGCTCAAGATCAACATCGTGGAAAGGATCCACAGCCAATTTGAGCCACTTGGCCCCGTCCTCCGTTCCTCCGCACCGTTGAACAAGTCGGTTAAGTTGGTGTGATTCTGTTGGAGTTGACATGGTGATTGTTTTTGATTGAATGATTCGAAAATAGTTTTCTCTCGGTTTTAGCCTAAACCTTCTAAACATGATGGCGTGTAACTGGACCGGTAACCACACTTCCGGTGTCCATTGCGTCTTCGGGCTAGGGCGCCGACGGTGTTGTGCAATTCCGCTGGTTTGACCCTTCGCCGTCATCATCGCCTTCTGATAGAGGCGCAAATGGCATGTTTTCAGGCTTAGTGGCTGGTAGCCTCTTCTTGAGACCTTTACCTCCGGACCCATTCATAGCCCGGGTGCCAGTTTTCCCAAAAGTTCTCAATCAATATCTGTTCCGCTGGTGGTATGCCGAAAGCCTTGGCAAAGCTCTCCCTCGTGCCTGGTGTTATTGCATCAGATAGTTGTGCATCGGTAAGCAACACTTCTGAATCCAGGGCACTTTTGAGGTAGAACCGACGAAGTTGGCTTTGGCACGGTTTAGCACCGTTGGAAAATTGGTTGAGACGCTTAAAGAAACTATACAATATTGGAACTCCTCGATTAATCAACAATTCTGCCTGGCTGATGGCGGCCCAATACATTTCAGCATCTGCTTTTGTATTGTACCACCTCGCTGAACGCATGTAGACATTTGTCACCCGATATGGATCTCGTATGAACCTAAAACCGTTGGCACAATAGACAGGTCTGGCTTGGCAAAATTCAATTGCTTCCATCGAATCTTGCGTCACCTTACCTCCTGAAAGCACCTCTGTTTCTTGGTTTAAGGTTGACATCCAAACAGGCAACTCCTGCTCAATGCGCGGCGCGACGTCACTTGTGGCTAAGATGAAAAAGTCATCCCCATCATCGATTAGCCGGTATTTATGTTGAGGAATTTCGGCATCTTCTAAATAAGCTAGCACGAACAAAACACATATGACACAGTTTCCTGCGCCTGTGTTTCTATCCCCAGACATCCGGTTACCTCTTATTTTGCCTTTGACAAATCCATCTTGAGCGTAACATCTAAATCTGTTGTTAATTTGTTGGTGTTCCATTGCACGCATTTCTCTGAGAATACTATTCCCCCACCCTGCGCATTTCGCGACCGCCCGATAAAAAGCCCACTCTTGTTTGAGTGCGCCTTCGCACACATGTGCGTCAAAAGCTTTCCCATCACAACTCATAACTACGCAGTCGCCCAGCTCTCCTACGAACTGGTGTACGAGGCGTATACGGTCATGAGTGTTCAAGCCTTTAACGATCACGTGTGATTGGTTGTTCCACAACGATTTTTGATGGCACATGGCCCCTTCCAATGGCCCATACCATTTAGTCATCGTTGCTAAGAACTCGGGCTGTCTAAAGAAAATTGCTCGTGGTCTTAGTCCCTTGCTCTGCTTATACTCTACATTCTCGTATTTTACAAACATTCCAAGCTTTCCATGCTTTTGAGGATCGAACGGCACATCGAGTGCGTTGGTATACTTTTCCCTTTTGGCTGGTGGAAAGGTAGCAAATCTTTCCAGACATTGTTGCTTGTCCCACATTTCAAGATGGGACAACTTCTTGGCAACTCGCCACCTGATCTTTTTGATAGCTTTCATCTGCCTGGGAGTCGGGGCCCAGCTGCATCTCGTCTTATCCGGCGCGATATAGACGCGGTTCTCGAGCACCCTAAGTACATTATTCACCGATGTGTGGAAAGCCTCAAACTTCCGTTGCAACGGTTGGCTGAATTCTGTTATCATACGAGGTTTGAGGGAGCAACTAGAATCATATCTGTAAATTACAGAATGACTGTCCGGCCGCTGTGGGACTGGTGCCCAATTAAATGTGCACTCAGCGGTTGTGGACCACTCCCATTTCAAAAACACGCTCGCTCCTCGCGGATGGCACATGCGATGTCGGCAGCCCAACAAGCTGCTACGTATGACCCAGCGAGACTCACGTATCCCTGAAAATTCTTTTCCAAGTCAGTCACTATTTTAGCTTTGACTTGTTCAAGTTTTGCATACTTCATCGTGGCGTCTGTGGCAACAATGTGAGCTATATGTAACATGGAATATAAGACTTTCCTTGCTTCGTCTGTTACCTTCTCATCTTCTGGATGAATAGCGGCCGAAAGGCGCTTCTTCCTTCGTTTAATGTTGCCCCACCAATTGATGAAGTTTGCGGCGTAATGGTCTGTTTTCTGGTATTCTTCCCAGACCTCGGAACCTAAACGGTCTAGGTCCTTCAACGCCAATCGCGTCGCTAAGCACTTAAATAACGCGTGTTCGTTCGGTTTTTGTTTCAACTTTTCAATGATTTCTTCATCGCTCTCACGCAAACCGGCAGCACCAGGTATTGTTCTTCCTAATGTAACCCTAAGACACAGCCTATCAATGTCCACCGTTGGGAATCCATGCCGTTCCATAAACCATTGCATGGCTAAGAGCGGTCTCTCTCCCTCCGGTTTGTGTTCACTGAGTTCTCTGCGCTTATTAGGTATAGTAAGGTTGGTTGCTGCCTCGTAAATGCCGTTTTTGGTGAATCTGAGTTTTGAAATTCTTTTGGTATCATTGGCACGTCGAAACTTCCAATAGAAAAAGTTTTTAACTTTTGCGTACTGCCTCCTCCTAGCTTTAAGCATCCCTTTGGCTAGGCTAGCACTTGCACATAATGCTTGATTTGCTGCTTCCGCAGCCCGCGCTTCTAGATATTGCTTAATTTCTCTTGCAATGTCCTTCGGCGTTGGTGCCCTCAAAGGATTGACTAGTAACGGAGTCGGTGCTTGAGTGCGTATGGGGAGCCACCCCTGAACCACTGGGTTGCGTGTGGTACCTGCCCAAGCTTCATACCAAGGTTGGATGAAGTTTTCATATCCAACGTCCCATAATTCTGGTCCGTCGACACGTCCATTTGTAACACTTGGTGCTACGAAATTTTCATATCCAACGTCCCAAGTTAATGAGTCGTCGAGGTGTCCATCCGTAACAGTCCATGTGAACTGAATTTCAGGAACATCTCGTGATATCCTGAGGTTAGGCGTAACCACAGTGCGCGCCCTAGTGGGTTGCTCGCCATCTGACCCAGCCGTCAGATGACTCGCGGCGCTAGCCATTTGCGTCTCCATATCTTGCGACATGGGGTAAAT